GGTGACCGCCGAACAGTGCTATCTGGACTTGCTGGGCGAGTTCGGCGCAGAGGTGGAGACCTGGCGCGTGCCGGTCAAGGCCCTGCCCGCCCTGCGCAACACATACCGCGTTGTGCAGATGGTGGAGCTGCTGGACAACGGCTATTGCATGGCCCGGCTCGGCCTGGGCAGCAGCAGCTTTACCCGGCAGCAGATGCACGACTTCATTGAGCGCATCTTTGACCGGCTGGCCGAGGCCGGTGTTGACGATGCCGAAACCACCGAGCAGTACCGGGACTGGAGGCGTGCGGATGGATTGCATTAAGTGCAACAGCAGCCAGGTGCGCGTCATCGACACCCGCGCCAAGGGGACCCGGCGGATATACCGCCGCCGCGTCTGCATGATGTGCGGCTTCCGCTGGACGACGGTGGAGCTGCCTGTTGGTGATGTGCGCCAGGCGGTGGATGCCGTCAACGGACTGGAGGAGCGCCGTGGCAAAAAGCATACTGCAAAGCGATAAAGAGTGCTACCTGTGCCGCAAGCGCTACAATCTGCGCACCACGCGCGGCCTGGAGGAGCACCACATCCTATTCGGGCGCGGACGGCGCGAGTTGTCTGAGCGGTACGGCCTCAAGGTCTGGCTGTGCCACGACCATCACAATGAGCCGCCCCTGGGTGTCCATTTTGACCCCGGTGCCCGGCGGGAGTTGGAACAGGCGGCACAATTTGCTTTTGATAATATCCATGGCCCCGGCAGCTTCGCCGAGGTGTTTGGGGAAGAAATTTAGTTTTTAGGAGGATGCAAACGATGAATGTATGGTATAAGCCCAGGCTGCAAAGCGTCGATAACATTATTAAGACGCAAGTTCTGGGCGGAGAAGTAAGCCCCAAACAGATTGATGCCGTCCAAGAAGAGGCGTTGGATGTCGTCCTCGCGGCGCTGAACGGCGAGGCGGGAATGTCTGGCCCGGATATCCCTTTTTTGTGCGCGGCTCTGCATTTCTGGCGCGATGAACTGATCGAGAGGATGCGCAGAGAACACCCTGACGACCTTGAGGCCGAGAAGGCCGCTTATATCATGATGAAGCGGCATTATAAGGGTGAGGCCAAAAAAGTTGGAGGTGATGAGTAATGCCCCAGATCGTAAACAAAAAGAGCGTGCTGGAGATGGCGATGGGCGCGATTGCCGAGATCACAGACTATGAGGTTGAGAGGGTCGTGGCGAACATCATGGACCCCAACACCGCGGCAACGGCCAAGCGCAAGATCACCATCACGCTGACGTTTGCCCCGGACGACTACCGCCAGCAGATCGGCATGGACGCGCAGGCAAAGACCACCCTCGCGCCGATCCAGCCGGTGCGCACATCCCTGTGCATCACCAAGGCGCGGGACGGCAGCCTGCTGCTGGCCGAGATGACGCCGCAGGTCCCCGGACAGGTGGACATGGACGGCGATGAGACACCGATGCCCGCAATGGCCCGCGTGGGCCGTGCCGGGTATTAACATACAGAAAGGACAAAGACAATGGAAAACAGCTTTTTAAAAGACGCTATTAACCGCATTGTGGAGCTGGCGACCCCCTTTACCCTGGAAACGCGCAACGGGCATCAGTTCTGTTCCGCCGATCTGCGCGAGGTCAAGCCGGAGGTTGAACTCCCGGCACGGTACTCGGTGGATACTCTGGAGGCGCTGGTCAAGCTGATCCGCACCGAGGGCGTCGCCCAGGCACCGCAGCTGTATGTGCGTGTGGACAGCGCCCGGCGGGTCGTAGTGGACAGCACCTATACGGGCCGCGACTACGCGATCTACAGCCGCCTGCCGCTGTATGAGGCCGTGAGCGATGTGCCGAGCATTTCTGTCAACAAATACATGAGCCAGGAACACGCCGTTATCGAACTGCAAAGCCTGTACGCTGTCACCGATGACCGTGACTACCTGCTGGCCCTGCTGAGCCGCATTGACGTTAATCAGGGCGTGTCCAGTGTGGACAACGGGATCAGCCAGGAGGTCAGCGTCCGCACCGGCGCGGTGCTGAAAGAGCAGCAGACGGTGCAGCCCATCGTCCACTTGCAGCCCTACCGCACTTTCCTTGAGGTCGAACAGCCTGCCAGCGATTTCCTGCTGCGCCTTGACAAAGAGGGCCGCCCGGCACTGTACGAGGCTGACGGCGGGGCGTGGAAGTTGGAGGCCAAGCGCAACATCGCCGCCTATCTGGGCGAGCAGCTGGCCGATCTGGTGGAGTGCGGCAGTGTGGTGGTGATGATCTGATGCTGAACGTAGTTGCATTGCAGGGCCGCCTGGCCCGGGACCCGGAGCTGCGGCAGACCAACACGGGCAAGCAGGTGGCGACGTTCACCCTGGCCGTTGACCGCGGGCGCAGGGACGCCAACGGCAAGAGCGTGGCGGACTGGATTCCCGTCATTGCATGGGAGCGCGCTGCCGAGTTTGCCTATAAATGGCTCACTAAGGGCCAGATGGTAGCGGTGGATGGACGGCTGCAGAGCCGCACCTACACGGCAAAGGACGGCACCAACCGCACCGTGCTGGAGGTCGTCGCCAACAACATCAACTTCTGCGGCAGCAAAGCGGACAACGCAGGGGCTCTTTCAGCTCCCGCTGAGGGGCCCAGAGTGGGCGCGCCCGCACCGGAGTACAGCCGCGGGCCGGGTGACGACTTCGCCATGATCGAGGATGAGGGCGACCTCCCCTTTTAAACGTTGAAGAATTGAAAAATGACCTTGCAGGGATGCGCCGAAAAGAGCGCGGCGCACCCCTGTGTTAAGGTCAGCCATTTTTAGAAAGGCAGAACCTATGGACAATCCTGGATTTTTCGCCATTCTCCCCGCCTCGGTGCGGTATGATCGGCGGCTGAAGCCCGCCGAAAAGATTTTTTACGCAGAAATCACCTCTCTGGCCGACAAGACGGGCTGCTGCTACGCGAGCAACGCCTACTTCTGCCCGCTGTACGACACAACGGAGCGCACAGTCCAGCGCTGGGTGAAGCACCTGCAGGAGCTGGGCTATGTGGCCGTTAGCTACGCCCGGGACGGCGCAGCTAATCGGCGGTACATTTCCCCGCTGGTCGGCAGCGTGCCGGATGTCTGCGCCGAAAACCACCCCGACAAAAATGTCGGTGAGCGACACCCAGTGTCGGCGGGCGACAAAAATGTCGCACCCACCCCGACAAAAATGTCGCCTACCCCCCGACAAAAATGTCACCCAGAACAATACAAGAATAACAATACAAGAGAGAACAATACGCGGGCGGGCGCGCGAGAGAGCGTCCGGGATGTTCTCCGGGAATCCTTCCCGTGGAATGAACGGCTGACGGAGGCCCTGCTCGCATTTGAGGAGTCCCGGGCCGCGGGCAAGCATCCGCTGACCGTCAACGCCGCGTCGCTGGCCTGCAACAAGCTCAACCAGCTGGCCGACGAGGCGGGCGTGCGTGACCGCTACGGCTACATGGCCGCAGTGCTCGAGCAGAGCATCCTGCGCGGATGGGAGGGGCTGTTCGCCCTGAAGGACGATTTTGTGGATACCGTCCCCACCCAGCGCCCCGCCAGCACGGAGGATCGCCCGCGGGAGATCGGGCCGGACACCGACATACTTGATTTTTTGTGAGGCTTTTGAATGGAACGTGCAACTATAAGCCGACAGCAGCAGACGCAGCGGGCGTTCCTGGGCGCGGCGCTCATGGACCCGGCCCGCGCACGGGAGTACATCATCAAGCTGGTGCCCGGGATGTTCGACGAGGGCGTGAGCCGCGCGGTGTTCAGCGCGGTGCAGCAGCTCACCATGGCCGGGGAGCCGGTGGACGTCATCACGGTCATCAACCGGGCATCGGCGGGCCGCCCGGCGGATGAGATCAGGCCCGGTGTTGTGGCAATGGCCGAGACCTGCCCCAGCGTCTCCAACATCGGCAGCTATGCGGCGCAAATACTGGAGGACTACCGCTACTCGCTTTTGCAGAGCGACCTGATGAAGTGCATGGCCAAGGATGCCATGGACAGCGACGGCGTCTGCCGCCAGCTGCGCCGCACGCTGGCGGTGCAGGATGCCATCCGCAGCACCCAGACCGACAGCACGGCCCGGGACTTTGACGCGGTGCTGGATTCCGCGCTGGCCCGGCTGGATGAGCCGGACACCAGCCTGAAGCTGGGTTGGCCTGAGCTTGACCGGTACGGTGTATTCCACCGCGGCCGCACCTGCGTGGTGGCCGGGCGGCCCGGCTGCGGCAAGACGGATTTCAGCATCAATCTGGCAAGCCGACTAAGCAAAAAGTACCGCGTCTACTACCTGACGCTGGAGGAGACGGCAGAGGCGCTGATGGACCGCATCCTCTCCAAGGTCAGCCGCATCGACAGCGGCAAGCTGACCAACAAGACCCTGACACCGCGTGAGCGGGAGATCATCGACAACACGGCGGGCATCCTGCGCCGCCACCACAACATGATGCTGGATGCCGACAGCAACCTGACGATTGACGGGTTGGAGGCCAAGATCATGCAGTACAAGCCGGACATTGCGTTCATCGACCACATCGGCCTGTTAAGTCCTACCGACCCGCGCCAGACCGAGTACCAGCGCGTCAGCGAGATCACCCGGCGGCTGAAGGTGGCCGCCATGAAGATGGGCATCGTGGTTGTGGAGCTGTGCCAGATCAACCGCGCCGGCGTGAAGGGCAACGAGGGCCGCTTCTGCAATCTGGAGGACCTGCGCGGCTCCGGCACGATTGAGCAGGACGCCAACAGCGCGATCTTTGTGGAGAACAGGCGCACCGAGGACAGCACCGAACTGCGCGGCGAGGACGCCTATCAGGATACCGCCGTCATGTACGCCAAGAACCGCGAGGGGCCGACGGGCGTTGTGTCCATGCGATGGCAGCCCCAATACCATCAATGGCAGCCGACCCCGAAAGAGGAATACGAAGAAATCGACCAGATGAACTGGCCGCAATAACACCCGCCGCCCCGGCGGGACAGGAGGATTACTATGATCAGCATTGCAATTATCAACTTGAAGGGCGGCGTCGGGAAATCCGTCACCGCCTGCAACCTTGCCGCCGAGCTGGCCGCCAAGAGCAAGAGCGTTCTGGTGGTGGACCTCGACAAGCAGGGCAACACGAGCAAGTTCTTCGGCGTGGCCGACTACGACAGGCCCTGCGTGTCGTCTGTGCTGCTGGGCGTGGCCATGGTGAGGGACGCCATTGTGGAGACGGCAATCCCGGCGGTTGCCCTTCTCCCCTGCGACATGCGGATGCTCAAGGCAAACCGCACGATCCTGATGGACAACGGCCCGCGGCAGTATCATCTGCGGGATGCACTGGAAACCTTGGACGATAGCTACGACTACTGCCTGATGGACTGCCCGCCGGATCTGGACATGGGCAGCATCAACGCGCTGACGGCTGCGGACTGGGCGATTATCCCGGTAGACTGCGATGAGTGGGCTTGCGATGGCATGCGGGAGATCATCGACCAGATCGAACAGGTGCAGATGTACTACAACCCGCACCTCAAGGTGATGGGCGCGCTGATGACAAAGTACCGCCGCACACGGTACGCGGGCGAGGTCGTTCACCAGCTGAACGAGGCGGGCATTGAGATGCTGCACACCGTTATCCGGTACACGGTCAAGGTCAGCGAGGCCAAGAGCGCGCACGAGCCGCTGCGGGTGTACAAGCCGGACTGCTCGGCAGCGCTGGACTACGGATGCCTGGCAGATGAGGTCGATGAGGCCGTGTCCAAGATGGACACGCACAAGGAGGGCTAAGCGATGAGCAAGGGATTTTCTATCAACGACATTCTCGGCAACACAAAAGCTAATGCCCCGGCGGGGCAGAAAATGCAGGTCGTCATGCTGCCGGCGGCAGACATCGAGCCGAACCCGGAAAACAGCATCTACGAGATCGGGGATGTATCGATGCTCAAGGCGGACATTGCCGAACGTGGCCTGCGCAGCCCGCTGGAGGTGCTGCCTGCCAAGGGCGGCAGGTACATGTTGATCGCCGGGCACCGCCGCTGGACGGCCTGCCGGGCACTGACTGCCGAGGGCGTGGCCGGGTTTGAGGTCCTGCCCTGCGTTATCCGCCAGAGTCAGGGCGAGGATGACGACTTGATCGCGCTGATCACCTCCAACGCCACGGCGCGCGAACTGACGGACGGTGAGCGGCTGCGCCAGTACCGGGCACTCAAGCAGGCCCTCGAACGCAAAAAGGCGGCAGGCGCGCTCGATGGCCGCATCCGTGATGAGATGAGCCGCATCACCGGCGATGGCACCGGCACGCTGGGGCGGTTGAATGCCATTGCCAACAACTGCGTGCCGGAGGTTCTGGCGATGGTGGAGCGCGGCGAGATCACCATGACGCGGGCCTACGAGTGCAGCAAGCTGTACAAGGTGCAGCAGGTCGAATACGCCAAAATCAAGTACGCCAGTATGCCGCCTATCACCGATATGGCCCGGCGGGCGGCCATCAAGTATCTGGTCGAGTGCGGCCTGGCCGACCAGCTGAAGAAGCTCGATTATGTTCGCAAGAGCGAATGGAACTACGCTGACAACAGGCTGGATGCCCGAAAGCTGGAGCCGGTGACGCTGGATCTGACTGAGTGTGAGACGGATGCGCTGTTAAACATTGAGCCTGCTAGCAATTACCACATACGCGTGAGGATGCTGGATCCGGCGGATACAAACGAGGTTATTGCCGAAAGCTTACTCACTACACGAGATTTGTTCGATGCCGCTAAGCGTCTGTACATCAACAAGGACGATCTGGCGGCGTACAAGGCCGAGGTGAAGGGCAAGCGTGATCAGGAGCGTGCCCGGAAGGAGGAGGCCGGAAAGTGGCAGGCGCTGGCCCGGCAGGAGCTGGAGGCGTTCGACAGCTGGCCGCTTGTGACGCGGCTGAAGGAGCTGGGCCTGACGATCCGTGAGCGGAAGATGGCAGACGGCGGGCGGCTTATCATTGCCGTGGATGATCTGACGCGCTTTTCCGGCCATGTGGACGGCTTCCAATACCGTGAGTGCTTCGCGGTGCGCCTCGGGCCGAACGGTGAGCGCGCAGGCCGGGACGGAGACATCAATGCGCTGGAATGGTACAAGCGCTGGTACAGCACCGGCGCGGGTATTGAGGGCTACATTGCCGAGGACATCGAGAGGAGCGAGAAGAAGTGAAGTGCATGTACAACCAGAGCAAGCGCGGCATCAAGCTTTTCGATGTCCCGGAGGTGGATACATGAATTACGAGGAAAAGGTTCACTGGCTGCGGCGGTACCGCGATGCGCTGCGGTTGGAAGAAGAACTGCGGCAGGAGCTGGAGGACCAGCGAAGCCGGGCCTGCAAAACCACGGCTGCCCTGACTGGCATGCCGGGCGGGGGTGGAGACGGCCAGGCGCTGCCCCGCGCCGTGGAGAGCATTATCGCCGCGCAGCAGGAATTGCAGGCACAGATCAACCTTTGCGGGGCGACCAGGCGTGAGGTGGTAGCCGTCCTTGACCAGGTTGCCGATGAGCGTGACCACGAGATCTTGCGTCGGCGGTATCTGCTGGGGCAGCGGTTTGAGGAGATTGCGGTAGAGATGTGTTTGGAATATCGGTGGGTGAGGAGGAGGCATAAGAGGACTATAATCAATATTGACATTTAGGCATAAAAAAACAAGCTCTCGCCAATTGAGAGCTTGTTTCTACCGTTAGGCCGAGTGGTCTTTCGGCTCAGGGTCTTCGACCCAGAAGCGGAAAGCCTTCAGACCATACTGGCGAGCGTAGATACGCTGGCCACCCTTGGTAGTAAAATATGCAGAATACTTCCACATAAGGCAATTCCTCCTTTTTTGCAAGGTACCACTTGCGAAACGAGAAATTCCATGTTATACTTAAATTGATACACATAAGTACGTCATTGGCAAGGTGATTTCTCATCATGCTGGTGGCTAAAAGAGCTGGACTGCTGATGACAGTTCGGCTTTTTTACTTTTTTAGGGCTATTTCAGCCGCTTGTCTGGATGTTCCGCATTGTTTCATGACATCCTCTACACTCATACCCTGAATTTTATCATGTGGCATAAGGAATTCTGACGCAAACGTATTCGCCTGCCATTCTGGATCCCGGTAGGCTGGGATATCCACCTCCGACCGTGCAAACTGGTAAGTTTGATAACGATGAAGGAAAAATGCCCCAGTTCATGTGCCAAAGTAAATCTGTCGCGCGGATTTCCTGCGCAGGCACCTTCGTAAACGCTGTTTCGTACTCTTAGCAGATTTTTTTGGGGTGAATATACCGCATACTCGTTAGGCATCTCGTAATCTTCGCAGATTTCCATTTCGATGAGCGGGTCAGCGTTCTTCATTGGGCACGACATAATTTCCAAAACTATGTCGATTCGTATGTACAAGCCTTGTAGCCCTAACACATTGCGCAAGAATGCTGCTCGTCCACGAATTTTTGCTCTAGATAATGGTTCTACAGCGATATTCCCCATAAAAACCTCCTTTAGTTCATGCGGTTTAAAATTTCTTTGATGTTCAACCGCTGGGTATCAGACAAACTCCCCAGTTTTCTGGCAAATAAAACCCCTAAATCCGCATCGTCGTCATTATCAAACTTGATGCTGATCATCTGGATTGTTTTTGCGCGGGCTTCTTCGATTTCTTCCATTTGCTCCTGATTGAGGTCATAAGCCTTGTACAGCTTTGCCATCAGTTCCGGGGTCGGCTCTTTCTTCCCGTTCTCAACCGATGACAGATAAGCCGGGGTGATTTCAAGGCGCTCTGCCATATCTTTCAGCAGCTCACCACGATTCAGCCGAAATACTCTCAGCGTCTTCCCAAATGGTGTAAGCATTGGCAACCTCCTATAGACTATCTCCTTATCTTTCAAACATCAACTTTTGAGTTGATGTCCATGCACTAATTGTACCATCCATCTCTCGTTTTGTCAAACACATTTTTTGACCCTCGAAAGCCCCCTGTAAAAGTGGTATAATGATACTGTCAAAAGCCGTAAGGAATGAAAAGCTCCTTACGGCTTTTGTGTTGCTGTCCATAGTGACGCTCCTGGCAGCAGGGGGACTGCGCGGTTGTCTGCCGCGTCGCTGTGTATAAGTCCCCTGCCCGGTTGAGATGCCGGGCTATTTTTATGCCCTTGTAGCTCAATGGCAAGAGCCTGAGGTGTGCCGGTCCAAGTCCGGCCAAGGGCATCTATGAAGCAATCCAAGGCCCGGCGGGCCAGCGTGTCCACGTTGGACACAAAACGGCGGGCCAAGAAAATATACCGGGAGGGGTGTGCATGAAAATGACCCCCACGAAAAACAACCCCCGCTATGCCAACGGCAATCTGCGGCGCAAGCATAGGGCCAGACTCCGGGCCATGGGGTGCGAGTGCGGCATCTGCCATGGGCGGTTCGGGCCGATCCATTACGACGAGCCGAGCGATGCGGCGCATCCGCTGAGCTTTGTTGTGGATGAAATCAAGCCTGTTGCCAAATGGAAACAGTTTGGTTATCCGTCAGCGCGGGCCGCAGCGGAGGATTGGGACAATCTGCAAGCTGCGCATTACTTTTGCAATGCGCAAAAACGAGACAAAACAGCGAGTTTTTCGCTTGATTTCGGTGCAAAAATGACGAAAATTCCCAAGGTTACGGACGGCAGCTGGTAGGTGGGGAGGGTCCCCCTCCCCCGCCCACGGCGACTCTGCTGCTGTCCAGCGCCGATTTACACACGGGGGAGTTATGAAGCTGAGAAATGTGAAGGGCGGAAGGCTTGAGGAGCTGAAAAACCTGAAGCTGGTGCTGGCGGCGGCAATCGACGGGTACAGTGACCCCAAGGCGCTGCCGCAGCTGGCAAAGCAGTACCGGGAAACGGTACGGGAGATCGAGGAGATAGAGGGAGCGGCGAACAGTGAGGACGAGATCTGTGAAATCCTTGGAGAGCGCGCCGCTGATGGGAAGTCAGGAGCCGTCCGAAAGAGTCGCACCTGACTATACCGCCAGCGACGGGCTGGATGCGGCCAAGCTGGTGCGCATCGGCGGGACGGTGCTGGACCCATGGCAGAGCGATATTTTGGACGACTGGCTAGGGCGCACGCCCTCCGGCAAGTGGGCCGCGCCCTCCGCAGGCGGCAGCGTGCCGCGCCAGAACGGAAAAAGCCTGCTGATCCAGGCGCGCAGCGAGGCGGGAATGCTTTTGTACAACGAGCAGGTCGTCTACACGGCGCACCTGCAGAAAACCGCCACCGAGACATTTGAGGAGATGCGCGACTTCTTTGAGGGGCCGAAGCTGCGCCGCCATGTGGCCGAGATCAAGACGGCCATCGGGCGCGAGCAGATCATCCTGAAGTCCGGCGCGCGCATCAAATTTCTGGCGCGAACCCGCAACGGCGGACGCGGCCAGCACGGCGACCTGCTGATCTTTGACGAGGCGCAGGAGCTGGACGAGACGCAGCAGGCATCGTTCCTGCCCGCAATCTCGGCAAGCCTGAACCCGCAGACGCTGTATCTGGGCACGCCGCCGGATGAGAACGCCGACGGCACGGTTTTCCGCCGCATCCGCACCGGTGCGCTGGACGGCAGCGCCAAGCGCACGGCATGGTTTGAATACTCCGTCAAGGAGATCGGAGACATCCACGACCCGGCGCGCTGGGCTGCCGCCAACCCGGCGCTGGGGCGGCGCATCCAGCAATCCACCATCGAGGGCGAGGCGGAGAACATGGCCCCGGATACGTTCGCCCGGGAGCGGCTGGGCTGGTGGAGCCCCGTGGTAACGGAAAAGCTGGACTACGCGCTGGACAAGAATGCCTG